CTCATAGCTGGCATAAAATCCATAGTTGGACCTTGAAAAGTTCCGTACTGAACTAAATCGTCATAACTAAAATCTGTTAATGGCGTATCTGTTATCTCAGAAAGGTCAGTAAAATTTAAATCGCCCTCCATTAATATATTATCCATACTAATAGGAGTATCAGGTCGTATTGACTGCCTTACTCTTTCGGATACGTCTGTAATAGGTTGATTGATATTTATATCTAGCAACTCTTCTGGAGCTTGGAGACCAACGGGTTGAGCTTGACCAAACTTAGCTTTTAAATAGTCTGCTCCACCTTGCGATATAAAGGTGCTTAAACCGCTTCTAAGTCCTTGGCCAAGAGCTCTTTCACCTATACTGCTTTTAAAATCGTCAACACTGCCTTGTAGATTTCTTCTGCTTTGTTGTGCATACTTTCCACCTTCTACTTTTGTACCTTGATAAGTGCTCTCTCCAGCAAGCCTGCCAAGGCCTCCACCAACAGCCGAACCAATAGCAGCACCAACAGCAGTTCCAACTCCGGGTATAGGAATAAGGCTTCCTGCAATAGAACCAACTGTTCCTAGGATATTACCAAGACTACTTGCTCTACCCTGTCTTCTTTGCGCTCTCTCTGCGGCTTCATTTAATCTTCTTATCTCCCCAGCATATTCTCTACCTCTACGTGAAGCAGCTACTCTACCACCAAGTTGATAGTTAGTACGGTTACCTACCATACCACCGCCATATAATTCCATTAAACTGTTTGCCATATTACGACCTCGTAAACTCTAAAAAATACCATGCGCCAAGCTGTTTACGATACAATCGTAACTTGCCGTCACTTGTTTTAACTATTCTTTCTTCTCCATCGTTACCAGTATTACGTGCTGGTACACCTGTCTGGAGTTTTGTCTTAATACCTTTAGTATTATATAAAAATCTTTTTTCTCTGTCAATAGCCATTATGTAACTCTCTTATAGATAGGACGATACTCCACACCTACGTTATTGACTTTCTGTATACTATCACCATCTAGGTCAAGCTGTACTTGAAACGAAGACGCTAAAAGCGGTGGGCTAAATGTAACTCTATTTACATCTAAATCGTTATTAGTATCTGACAGAGTACCACCGTTAGCTACGGCTTGCTTAGTACCGCTATCGTTTGTGTAAAAATACTTAAGGCCATTAGAGTTATCGTTATCGCTTGCATATTCTACGGTTACACCGTATATCTTCTTTACAACATTAGGTAAGCCGTAATCATCGTCTTTAAGTTTGATGTCAAACGTAGTGCCTGCGTATGGCTCGCCATCGTAAGATATTATTTCATTGGTGCTAACTGCCATCGTGAGTTTATTGTATACATCCGTAATTGGATTGCTTTTTACATTGTTTGCAACTAAATCTTCAACAAATGTAAATGACTTTGTAATAAAGCTGTATATGTACGCGTCACCATTATCATCTGACTCGTCACTAGCGTTACGTATAACGACTACGTGTTTGTGAGTTGGTTCATATGCAACCATAGAATCGGTGTCTATAAAACTCTCCCAATCTGATTCTATAATCTTTGTTTGTAGGTTTGTGATACGACTACCATCATAGATATACAAACCGTTCTTGTTAGCCCATACCACACCAAAAGGTGTCTTAGTTACAGCTGCATGAAACTCCACACCCATATTTTGATGCGAGCTCTCTAAGAACCATTGAGTGTCAGAACCACCACCAATATTTATTATGTATAATGTTCTGTTCTTGTAAGCGAGTAGCCTGTCTGCGTAAGACTCTAGCTTTACAAACTCTTCACCATCGTTAACACCAATGTCGATAAAGTTAGTTGGCAAGATGGTGTCAAACTTATTTATGTCGCTATATAGTAATCTATCTGGTTGGTGTACTGCTGTTCCTGTCGTGTCCACTGTTTTCACGTTTGCAATGAACTTCCTACGATTACTTACAACGCTTGTCTTATATCCAGAAGAAGTGCTAGTTGCTATGTGATTGTTTAATATGTCAGATGTATAACCATTTAGTGTTTCATATGTATCGACATTATTTGCTGCTATATTAACTGTACAGCTTAAAACTTTAGATTGGCTATACGCTGTAGCCCAACCTGTGTATTCACCTTCTAGGGTTGTGCGACATCCTTTAGAAAAATCTATGTCAGCTATAAGTTCGTACTCACCTTTTACTGTACTGTCTCTCATGTACAACCTACCACCACTAATTCTTTTGTTGTATCCGTGCGTAGCAATAATACCTAATTGTAAATACTTACTAGCAGCGATATCTATTGTGCCGACCATTGGAGATGGTAAAGATTCTTGACGTTCATCGTATATAAATGTTTGTGCAAATTCATACGTACCAGCGGTCATTGTTCCAGAGCCCGGCTGTTTTACCTCAAGGTTAAAACCAAAGCCAGCTTCAGGTGCAACCAACATAGACTTACCACTAATATTGATTGCGCTCGTAACAACTACAGTTGTAGTGTTAGTACGAGTGCTCAATGTTGATTCTGCTCCGTCAGTTTTATTTATTAATAAAAACCTTCCATTATCTATAGAATCATCTAAGACATCTGGTAGTGTGCCAGCAGAAAATGTTACAGTAGTGCTGGAACCTGAAGTAGAAGCAGTCAGTGTTCCATTTACTCCTAATGTTTCGCCTACTAATCCGTTTACAGCATTGCTTGAATTGTACCCATTTACTGTTGCTCCAGTAATAAAAGGATTTTCAAACGGTCTATATAGTCCGCTAAACGTGCTGACGTATTCAGATACTGTCTGAGCGCTTCCACCCGAAACATTTAATTGGTTTCCGTCTGAATCTTTCCAGAGCTGTCTTTTGACAAACTGGTATATTTTTGTTGTGTTAGTTGCTCCAAAGTTAGCATCAGATATTCTTACAGCGCCGTCTGCTATATCATATACAGCAGCCCCATTTGCTGTACCGCTTACAACATCTGTTACATTTAAATCTATTTGATTAGCGGTAAAGGAACCGCTTTGCACGAACGGTGTTTCATCTTCTGCTATGTCAATCTTTGTTGCAGAGCTAGGGTCAGCTAAGAATGTAAACACGGTAGGGCTATTGGTTCCGTCTAACTTATAATCCATAACCGCTTGGAACAAACCGTAACCAGCTTGCTGTGCACCACCAAGGCTAGGGTCAGTATAGTTTGTATCGTTATCAATAGCCTTACCACTAGACTTTACCATACCAAACTCGTCTATAATGACATTGTTAGCTTGTGCTAGCTCATTGTCAGCAATAGAACGCGCATTGGTTTTAGTGTTCAGACCACCATCAAAGCGTGTATACGTTTTGAATTGTTTAGGCATTAGTCCTTAATCTCAAAGTGCACAAGGTCATCAAAGCGATTGTCTTTGGTTTGTGTGTCTTGGTCCCAGTCTCCGCCCCATCTAATGTTCAAGCCCATTTGACTTGCTATACCTAACACATATCCACCAAAATAGTGAAACCTATCTCTGTCTGTCCAGTCTATCGGGTACGGCGCAACATCCACAGCAATACTCGGATTCTGATTGTGCTTACCATTAGGATACTTAACTTTACTATTGCCCTTACGGTAAGCTTCGTTTTGACGTTCTTCGCCCCTGTAGCCTTCAATAATCGTGCAATCATATTTCTTTACTACCTCCTTAAAAAGTTTTACCAACCTTTTATCGCAAGTGTCTAATTTTGATTTACTTTTACTGCTAAATCTAGGCATTACTTGTTTAAGACTTTTCCCATTACGTCTTCAAAAACTTCGTATATAGCAGAGATAATCTTCTCTTCTGTATCTTCGTTGATGATAGGAATGTTTACATTCTTGTTTAATTCGTCAATTACTTTTTGCTTGTTATCTTCGTTAAAAAGATATTCCATAACCATTTTTTGTAGCATATTAGCTCCTTATTTCGTTTATTATTTTTATTATTAAATACACTAATGTTGCAACCGAAACTGCCATTTGTAACATCATAGGCAAGTCTGTCCACCATACTCCTACACCCACTGCTCCGTTTAAAACAGCCTTTGTCGAGTCTATCATTGCTTTAACTTGCCTTTCCATTAATACGTCCTTTTAGGTACGCTAAATCATCGGTTACGTCGTTTAACTCTTTTACGATATCTTCTCTATGCCTTTGTCCTATCTCATCGGATTTGTTCCATCGCTCTATAAGCTTTATAGTAATACCTTCTACGTTCTTAATAGTAGATTCCATCTTTGCTATGGCTTGTCGTATGCCATCTAAATCTTCGTTTTGAGCTTTTTGACTCTTCATTAGGTTGACTATCATCATTACAAATAATGATACAATAACTCCAATAGCACCGTATTCAGCGTACGTTTCAACCATTACTTGCCAACTGCTTTCTGTGC